CACCGCTGCTCAAGATGATAATCCATTTTATTATGATTATGTTTGTGATGCTATTGAGGATGGATTGCACAATGCAGGGTTTACAAAGGGTACAGAATATGTTATTATGAAAGTACCAAACATTGTAGACATTAGCTATGGTCGAGGTGTTGGTTATACTTTTACTGAACACGACTTAGGCGAAGCAATACATAATATTTCTGCAACCAAAATCCGCGCTAAAATGCGCGAAGAAGGAAATCTACAATAATTCATGACTATTAATATTGAACAACTTATTATTAAAAATATTATTGTGAATGAAGACTTTATGCGTAAAGTTCTTCCATTTATTCAACCAGATTATTTTGAAGGAACCTATAAGCAATTATTTAAAGAAGTAGGTAAATTTGTTGGGCAATATAATAAATTGCCAACACTCGAATCATTTAAAATTGAACTTGATCAAAGCACTTCATTTAACGCAGAACAACATAGCCATGCAGTAGAAATTTTGCCTTCATTGTTTAGTGAAGAAACTGTTGATGGGCAATGGCTTTATGACACTACCGAAAAGTGGTGCCAAGATAGAGCATTGTTTATTGCGGTAATGGAATCTATTAGTATTATTGACGGTAAACATGACACACTAACTAAAAATGCTTTACCGGATATTCTTAGCAAAGCACTCGGTGTTTCATTTGATACGAATATTGGCCATGACTATATTGAAAATGTTGATGAACGGTATGAATTCTATCATCGGGATGAAGAAAAATTGCCATTCGATTTATCATATTTCAATGCAATTACAAATGGCGGTCTTCCAAATAAAACTCTTAATATTATTTTGGCCGGTACTGGTGTAGGCAAATCTCTTTTTATGTGCCACTGCGCCGCCGCAAACCTTACTGCCGGAAAAAATGTTTTGTATCTTACTATGGAAATGGCAGAAGAGCGTGTAGCAGAGCGCATTGATGCGAATTTGTTAGATCTTCCGATGGATCAATTGCCAACACTGACCAGATCAATGTTTGCAGAAAGAGTACATCGAGTATCTAGCCGCACTAATGGTAAATTGATTATTAAGGAATATCCGACAGGTCAAGCAAACGCTTCACACTTCAGAGCACTACTTAATGAATTGAAACTTAAAAAGTCTTTCATACCGGATATTATCTATATTGATTATCTCAATATTTGTGCTTCTGCTAGAATGAAAGCTGGTGGTAATATAAATTCATATACACTTATTAAATCAATTGCTGAAGAACTTCGCGGCTTAGCAATGGAATTTAATCTTCCAGTTGTTTCTGCAACACAAACAACTCGTAGCGGTTATGGAAGTAGTGATATTGATTTAACTGATACATCCGAATCTTTTGGTTTGCCTGCAACTGCTGATCTAATGTTTGCTTTGCTTTCTACTGAAGAACTTGAATCAATGGGTCAAATTGCAGTTAAACAATTGAAGAATAGATATAATGATCCATCATATAAAAAACGATTTGTAATTGGTGTCGATAGATCAAAAATGAAATTATTTGATATTGATGAAAATGAACAAACACTTACTGACGACACACCAACTTTTGATAAGACACATACCGCTGATCGGTTCAAAGATTTTAAAATTTAAATAAGGAAAATATAAAATGGCTATTGGCAATAAAAAATCATCACAGGGTCTCAAAAATGTTTCGACCTCATCTATGAATAAAAATAAAAAACGTGGTTATAAAAAATATCGAGGGCAGGGTAAATCTCGGTAAATGCATATAAATGTAACTCCTCCTCCAATATCAACATTATCACAGCTCAAATCTAGACAGCAATATGTTAAGTCTGTTGATAAGGTAAAATTAATAACACCTAAACAATATCAAAGTTATTTAAGCTCGCCCAGCCCATCTAATCATATTAAAGCTGAACTGCCTAAAAAAGAAACTACATTATTTGTTCCACCTGGTTTTGTAATGGGTGTTGTTGTTGGTACCCTTTTAATGTTAATATTGTAATAAACATTTTATTTTGTGAACTAAATTAAAATAGGGATAAAATTATTTAATGGTTGAACTTATTCAAATAACCGATATTCTTGAGCAAAAAATTCGCAAAGAAAAAGAACTCGAATTTTATACAGAAGAACTAAAAAAACTACAAATGAAAATGTTTTTCATTCAAAAAGATATTGATGTCACAAATACTATTATTAAAATAATTGAACAAGAAACTGTGCTTGATATTAAAAGCTCGATGGAAAATCGCATGGTAGGAAAAACTGATGATTAATTTTTAATTAAATGTATTTTAGGGGTTTACATTTGTTTTATTATGTGTTATAAATTATATAATGAAAAAAGTGAGGCAGTTTAATGAAAATATCTAACATTTTATCCGGAGTTACTAATACCGCATTAGCTTCAGCAATGTGTATTGGCGGATATATTTCAATTCAGCAGGCCGAAGCAAAGGAATTCGTTAAGTCGTTTTCAAATAAAGAAATACATTGTTTGCAGCAAAATGTATATTTTGAAGCTAGAAATCAAAGTGTGCTTGGGCAAGCATCAGTAGTTTGGGTAACATTAAATAGAGTTAATTCTAAAAAGTTTCCGAATACTATCTGTGGTGTTGTATGGCAAAATAAACAGTTTAGCTGGACTCATGACGGAAAATCTGACAACCCAAAAAATTCCCAAGCTTGGGAAAAAGCTAAGCAAGTTTCGCATGCAGTATTATATGATTATGCTTTTAATAAAAATGACCCCACTGCAGGCGCTTTATTTTATCATGCTGATTATGTTAACCCATATTGGTCAGCATCTTTCAAAGTGACTAAACAAATTGATAGTCATATATTTTATAAATGATTGGAAAATATAATATGAATACAACCACAATAAAAACTCTTGTGCAAGGTGTAATGCTTGGACTATTTCTTATATTAATTGACTTTTATTTTATTCCGGGTGGATTATACTAATCTTTTATGTTAGCGTTATCATTATTTGCTAGCGCTAACATAAGGGCCCCTTCTATATAAATAATTTTATACACCATAAGGGGATTTGCAATGTGTACAGCATATGTACGTAAAGAAGCTAATCGATTTAATTGGTTAGTTAAAGGCAAACTTATTGATACATCTTGGACAGATCAAGAAGTTGAAAAACTTTATCATTCATATTTCGAAAGACTTTGGGGAAATAATGAAAATTATATCCACGAATCTGGATTTGAGCTTGCTTGGAAAATCCGCGAAAATGAATTATTAGATAATGAGCGCAAATATGTCGCAGTTTTAGGATATGATTAAAAAATAATATTTAATTGCGCTTAGCTGTTTACATTTATTTGTATATATGTTATATTAATTATATACTAAATAAAGGAATCAGTATGACAATCTATCATCTAGCAAATGGTTCGGCCATCAAAAATGATGTAGTCGAAGCTTTTAATACCGCGATTTTTCTTCGCGAGAATTTTGATTATAATAACAAAATCAATTGGGCTTTTGTTGAAGCTGATATGTACAATGAATGTTTTGTATATACCCGATCATATATCATAGACTGCTTAGATGTTTTACGTGACGACTTGCTAGACAATACTGAAAATTTACTCACTCGTTATCCAAACGCTATTGGGCAACTCGAAATTCTAAAAACCGATTATTTGGGAGTATAATAATGAAACAACCAATCTATCATAACCTTTATGCCGCGGCGATCACTGATGAATTGATTCGTATTCATCAAGCACAACCGGTTCAAGGGGAACAATCAAGTGCAATTCAAATGGATATGAAACAATGGGCTCTTAAAGCTGGCATGTGGGCAACCGCAGAATATAGTGAAATTGTTGAAGCTTATGCTAAAGCTTGCGGGTGGAAGCAAGAATATTTTACTGGCATGGAAATCTTATAGAAAGAATATATTATGAAAGCATCTCTACGAAACGATTTTCGTGTCTTTAAAACATTAACTCCTAATGGGGAATCTCGATGGGAAATTAAACTTGGTGGCTCAACGGGTTATTGTATTACAACATGCAGATCCGAAGAAAAAGCAAAAGAACAGTCCAAAGCATTAAATCTTAATCCGTATTATTTTGATTTACGCGCGCGTCAGAATATGGTATAATATAGAATAGAAAACGTAAAGGTGTTTTGATGAATAAGATCCAGGAAAAAATTGATTATAAATTTAAAGAAGGTGAACTTATTAATGAGTTCCGAGAGTATATTGATAAAACATATTCCGGACATTATTCACAAAGCAAATTTCAATCAACCGAAGTTATTATTGAACGTGGGCATGGAACCGGTTTTTGCATGGGCAATGTAGATAAGTATTCTAATAGATATGGCAAAAAAGGATCACGAGATGATGCTCGTAAGGATCTAATGAAAGTATTGCACTATGCTCTTATTCAACTTTATATTCACGATAATGAGTTGTAACTAAAATAACACATTATCGTGAATTTTTAAAAAAAATTATAAAATTGCAAATTAACTGTTTACATTCCTTTTCTTATATGCTATAAAGGTGTATAAGATGAAAACAAAGAGGAATATATCATGACTACTATGACTAAAACAAAATTCACAAAATTTGATCGTGCAACTTGTCGGGCTCTTCGGGCTGAACTGCAAGAAGTAATGAATAAGTATGCATCAAAAGCAAATCTTGATATTGAAGTAGGACATATGTCTTTTGATGTAGATGATGTTAAAATCAAAGTTAATGCAAAAATTAAAGGGGCTAAATCACACGATCAAAAAAACCTCGAAATGTTTGCGCGTCTTGATGGTATCACTAAATTTGTAAATTCTAATGGCGATAAGCTACTTGCATTTAAACCTCGTTCGCCAAAATACCCATATGTTTATCAATGTGGTGCAGATGGTAAAATGTATAAAGCATCTACATCAACAGCTAAATACATGTTTAAGTAATTCGATACTTACTATTAAAATAGCTTGAAAACATAAGGGGGGAGATAATCCCCCTTTATACATTATATTGTCACATAATTAACACATAATTGATTATTATAAAATTATAAGTTACAACTTGCATTAAATTTTTATAAGTATCTTTGTTAACGTTGAAGCGACGTGGACACATACTGGACTCGGGTGCGAATCCCGACAGCTCCACCATAAGCACTTGATAGGTGACGACCTATATTCGATGAAGTAGATAAGGATTTAGCTACCTGATGCTATGGAGAAGTTTCAAGTGTTTTTGATGGGGCTGACATTTAGGATCGACAGGTGTGAAAGTGGAAGTGGAGTTAACCGGATGATCGCGTATAGATCAAACACTATAACTGCAAATAATAACTTTGCACCATCTGGTTATGCACTAGCTGCATAAACACAGGGAGCTGGCCACTTGCTTAGCAACAGAAAAGTGGCATATTTAATATTTAAAATTTTTATAAAATCAGAAAGAATATACGAAATGCGTAATTTACTTATCACATCTGCACTTGTAACAGGATTTGCTGGTGCAGCATATGCTGAAACTACAGTACTGCCATATGGCCCAACATTATCTGGTAAAGCTGTTTTAACATTTGCAGAAACCGCTGCAGATAAATGGGCCGCAACTCCAACATTCGATCTTGGTATTGATGTTGCTGGTATTTCAACTGTAAACCTTGACTTTTCTGCAACAGACGGAAATGGTGTTACTCTTGATAATTGGACAATTGGCACACAAGTAGCCGGTATCGATATTGCAATTGGCGATGACAATGGTGTAATGCCAGGTGCCGAAGGCGAGCAAACACTTACTGCTCCAGCAATGGCTGAATCTGTACAAGTAAATATGGGTGCAATTTCTGCGGCTATCGGATTTACTGATATTGCTGCCGATATTACAGATATTAGCAATGTACAGGGCGCAATTGTACTCCCATCCGTAGCTGGAATTGAAATTACTGCCGCTGCTGATTATAACTTAAATACTGAAAATACTGTATTTGGCGCCGGNGTTACTGGTGTTGATCTTGGTGTTGCCGCAGTTGGCGGTGCAGTATCTTATGATGTAGACACTACAGCAATAGGTTATGAGCTTGTAGCAAAGCAATCTGTAATTACAACATATATTAATGGTGACGACACTGATATGCTACAAAATATTGGTGGCGAATTTGTATATGGTATTGCGGGCGCTGAGCTTACCACAGGCGCAAATTATAATTTAAATAGTGAAGATTTTTCTCCTTCAATTGAATTAAGCTTTGCATTCTAAACTAACCAATTAATTGGAAATTAAGAGGAGCTTTGGCTCCTCTTTTTTTTGTATAATTTTTTATATGTATAAATAACAATATGAATGAAAATTAAAAATCGAATGCATATAATTATTAGAGGATTATTTCGTATGATTAAAAAAATGTTTTTTACATTAGTAGTATTGAGTTTATCGACTGCGGTATTTGCACAAGACACCACAGATACTGTTACAGATGATACAATATATACAGATAATACTAATAATAGCACAGTAAAATCTGATAGCAATTCTAATGCTACAATTAAATCTCCGCCACCTTCCGCAATTTCTCCCTCTATTAATGGGAGTAATTCTGATTTATGCACAATAGGTGTAGCTGGTGCTGTACAAACTCAGATATTAGGTATTTCGGCCGGTAAAACAGTCCGTGATATGAATTGTGAGAAATTAAAAAATGCTAAAACTTTGTATGATATGGGTATGAAAGTTGCAGCAGTATCAGTTATGTGTGAAGATAATCGTGTGTTTACTGCAATGATGAATGCTGGTACACCATGTCCATTTGACGGTTTGATTGGTTCAGAAGCAAAAGACGCGTGGAATTCGCCTGATAATAAGCATTTACGACCAGATTCTGATAAAAAAAGAAAGGTGATGTCTGATGACACTAAGAGCACTCTTGGTGGCGTTGGTGTGGTGGGCGGTTTGCTCCTCTTACTCCTTCTCTGAAACAATATACGGAACTACCAATAATGTAACGTCCAATGGATTATCTTGGAATATGACTGGTATTTTACCAGATCATTCTGCTCCAAATATTTCTCTTCAAATTAATGGAGTGATATATCAATATACAATGAACAAAGATCCGGACGCTGACGCCAAAGTACATATTCGAAATGAAAATTCTACTGGCGATGGATATATTTTTGAAAAAACAGATGATTGGTCTGGTGGAAATGGCGGAAATATTCGAAAGTTATATACCTTTCCTGGCTCAAATGCAGAATTATGGGGTGATGGGTCTATGGAAATAGAAGGTGATGGATCTATTAGCAATTCAACATTAATTTATTCATATAAAATGGATATTGGTGAAAATGCTATTAGCTGTATAAGTCCATTAAATGATCCATCTTGTCCCGGTTTTTTAGATGCATTATATAAATATTTACAAGATATGGGATTAACAGAACTATCAGAAGACGATCCATATTATACAACATGGTTAGAATCCCAGACTGAAGCTGAAATAAAAGAAGAAGAAGAAGATCCAGAAAAAGATCTGGAAGAAATGGAAAATGAAGAAATGCAAAGTCGAATGAGGGTCGAAGGAGCTAGTAATAGCCTTATTGACCAAACTCAACAAAATGCTGCTTTTGAAGCATTAGCAAATCTTCCGATACTTGAATCATATTATACTGTACTCATCCCAGGCGGCGAATACAAAGAAGACTTACAAATTAAAGATTCAGTATTACCTGATAATAATAGAGCAATGCGATCACTATCTACAGACACACAACATAATACAATGGTACGCTCGCAATACAATAGATAACATAGGAGAAATAAATGTTTAGATCTATTTCTATATTATTCACCATTGCTTTTGCTTCAACAGCAATTGCTGAGGACTTTCCCATTACAGGAAATGTCACATCAAAATGCACAATATATTCAGATACTCCGGGTGTATATGGTAACCCTACCCCAAATAAACTAAGCACTGCTCCGGCTGACGGTGGGGTTTTACCAGTTATTCGGTTTGACGTAGCGATTGCTGATTCATATCTTGCAAAAATTTCTACACCAAATACTTTTTCAACCAGCCCTACTTTAACAGATGCTGTAAACTGGACGGGCGAAGTAACAGTTGGCACTATGTCAGAAACTACTATGTCCGGTTATGAAACAGCAAAAGTTATATATGATAATACAACCGAATATGATCTTACTATAGCTGGCTCAACATGGTTTAATGTATCATCAACTGTAACATATGGATTTGATAAATCATTTCCGGGTGGCGAATATAAGGCTTTAGTTAGCGCAGAATGTATAGCAAAATAATATTATTTTTAGTGTTGGTGTCTACTTCAGCTACGGCCCATGAATGGACACCAACCTATCCAACACTAAAGAGGTCATATATGGATGGCCTTCTTTATACTAAAATGCGGCTATTTAATAAAAGAAAAGAAATACAATATTATGCTATCTCTGCACATGATGAAGAATGGAATACTATTCCATTTGCAGCTTCTAATAAAATTATAAGTATAAATTATCTTGCTTATAAAGAAATTGAAATTTATATACGAGAAATAGATAAACCACGAATAACATATATTTGTTCAACATCGAAATTACTAAAAAAAGATGTTATAACAACCGGTGTCTCATCGCGAATATGTTCGAAAATAAAGTGAGATGAAATATGAAAAAAGTTATATTATGTATATTATTAATATTTTTATTGGGACAAAAAGCAATTGCTGAATCGAGCTCTTTAAATTTACAAATACCAAATGGTCCTGCTAGTTATCAATCTGATAAATTTAAAGCTGGTGAATTAGATTGTTCAAACGCAATTGGTTCTGCTACTAATTTAGAATTTGGTGTTACTGGATTTATTACTGAACCCGATAATCTATCTGATAGGGATTATTATAATTCTGATAATACTGATATTGGTGTATATGCAAGAATAACAATACCACTTGGCAAAACCACTAAATCTCGGATTGATTGTAATCAATTATTCGAATTAGAATTAAAGCGTAAGCGGTTAGAAATAATGAAATTAGAACAAGAAGTAAGGCAATTGCGAGAATTACAATTTGAGGAATAATTCTATTGGATTATAAACAAATGCGGGCCGAAGTAACAAGTTTACGATTACGTATTGCTGAGGCACGTAAAGCATTAGATATTAATACAATACCAAGAATTAAAATTGGGCAAGAAAAATCTTCTGTTGAAATAGAAAAAACAGATAAAAATGCCAAACTTAAAGAGTTGAGTGATATGAAGGCAAAATTAAAGGGATTTAAAAAATGATGTATATAAAAGATGTAATAGTATTAGTTATGGCAGTAGGTTTAATGGGTCTTTTAGGTCTTATTGTTGTTGATGAGTTTATGGTTGCTGCTGAACATAATGCAGAACTTGATCAAAATATTGTTGAGTTATTGCAAATGAGCATTACTGGCATAATTGGACTTGTGGCTGGTTATGTGGGTGCAAGTAAATAGGAAAATTATAATTTGATTTGTAATTATTTAATAGGATTGGCTGTATCTGCTCATTTAAATACAGGTATAGAATTTAATGAAATACACCCGCATGGAAGATTAGAATGTGGAAATTATATATCTGGGATATATTTAAATAGTTTTGAAATTCCCAGCATATATGCAGGATTTGAACATACATTATATAAAGATTTAAATATAGAATATGGTATTGTAAACGGATATTATGGATTAACAGAAAAGGGTATAATTCCTTTTTTAAAATTCAATTATGGATATTATTTTGTGACTCCGACTCTGAATGAAGATAACGATATTGCACTTACACTCGGAATAGAATATTTTTTAGGGGAATAACATGGCAGAAGTTGAATTTGCAGGAATGACATTTAAAGGTGGCAAAATGTTTGCTATTCTTACCGCGTTATCAACGCTTGGCGGCGCAGCGTGGGCGGGATTTGAATTTTATTCCGATTATATGGATATGAAAGAAATTGTTCAGAATATTGATATTGATGCAATTAGCTCTGCTAATGAACTACAACTCCAAAAACTAGAAGATGCTATTGGCTATACTACTGTTATTAAAGACGATTTAAAAGCAGATATTACTAGGCTTGAGAATTTAATCGATACACTTGAAGATAATGTTATTACTGCAGAAAATGCTGTAAGGGAAGTTCGCAGCGATGTTCTTGCAAAATTAGATACATTTGAAGAACGTTTACGAATAACATTAAAAGATAATCAAGATACGATAGCTAATGTGCGGGATAAAATTAGTACAAATCTCGAGATTAGCGAAGCAAGAATTAAGGCAACACAAAATAGTATTGGCGACACGCTTGAAGGAATTCGAAATGAAATGAACCAACTACAAAAAGATACTACAGCTAGTATCCGTGAAGTTGAAGGTACAA